AACTTTGCCATCTTCTCTTTTGCGAACCTTGCCTGTTTCTTCGTCAATTTTAGCAAAGTTAGAGCGCATAACTTCTTCCCACCCACCTTCACCATCAAATCCTGCTGAATGTATAGCGCCAATAGTAACAACTAAAATGTCTAACAGTGCGTCTAGTGTTTCGACAGGATCAGAAGGTCTAACTTGTTCGCCAGTTTCTAGGTCAATTCCGTGTGCCGCTTGTAACTCGTCAAATTCTTCTTTGATAAGTTTTAGGTACATCTTAAATTGATCGTAGTTTGAACCGTCAACTGTTTGATCGCAGGCCCGCATGAATTTTTCTTGATCGCGAAATGGATTTGTCATAGGTTGTTAAAATAAATGTCTTCGGGTTTGTTATCTGAGCTAATAAGTACATCTTTTTTATCTACTCTACGTATAACTATTTCTTGTCCGTTATCTTCAATAGTCATGCCTCTAGTCCATCGACCATGATCGACATAAATCCATTCTCCGACTTTTACATCAGTTTGTTCAGGTCCTACAGCCCAAACACGACCCCAACGTGGCTTGATACCTGTATCTTTGCCGTCCTGGCTGGGAATATAAAGTCCTGATTTAGTTCTTACTTCATCAAATTCCATATCTGTAACTAGGATATGATCTTTAATTGCTCTAACTCGTCCTTTAACAACACCTATTGTCATCTTGACTCCTTATTTCATGTCTGTTGCATCTGTATGGTATTCTGTGCTTGATTCTTCACGCTTTCGGATAATTTTTCCGTTAGGTCCTAATTCATCACCGCGGGCATTCATACGCACGTTTCCTACTGCTAAAGTAGTTTCATTTTTAATACGTAGTTTATCTAGGTCAATTTCTTTACCTTGCATAGTTCTATAAACTTTACGTTGTGGTTCTTTCATGGCCATAATTTAATCTCCTTATGGTATAATAGTACTTATCTTAAGAATTCGCGCCAGTCTAAATTATATGTTAAACTGTTGATTTTATGTACGCCAATTAAGTAAAGAACAAAACTGGCTACACTAGAACCACGTCCTACACCCCAAACTATATTATTAGCTCTTAGTGTATCTACAATGTATTTTAGGCAAAATAGTAAATCAAACATGTTATGTTCGATAAATGCTTCAAGTTCTTCTGTTACCCTGTTTCTTTCTGCATCGGAATTGCATTGATCATACAACCAGTCTACTATAGGAAAACTAGAGTATTCTTCAGGCACAAACCAACTGGTTTGATTTGCCTCATCAAAAAACTTAATGTCTTCATAAGAATCGATACTCTTTGGTTGTATTTCGGCGTTCTTAAAAAGCTCAACTAAATCTTCACTGGGCTCTACAAGAATTTGGTCAAGATGATCTATCTGTCCTTTGTAAAACAGATTAAAAACATCTCTTTCTTGAAAAATGGGATTACCAAACTGATCAGATAGCATTCAACTATTTTAGTTGACATTGATCAGTTTGTCAAGATCTTTATCTCGATTTTGGTATTGTTGTTGCCACTGTTTAGCTCGACGGTTTCTTAGTTCTTCATTATAAAGATCTAGGAACATGCTAATTTGATGTTGAACACTAGGATTGTGTGCTTGCCAATATTTTTTGTTGAGATCTTGAATTCTGTTCTCAATCTCAACATCTTTAAGTTTTGAAAAGTCTTCTGCTAGCGGATGCATTACTGGAAGGTTCCTATTTTTCTAACAAACACAGTGTTCCCACCGTTAACAGTCCATGCTTCGATAATAAAATGTTTATTAGTTGTAGCATCTAAATTTAAGAAATTAGACCAGTCGCTAGAGTAAACAACTACTCCACTAGTTGTAGCTAAAGAAATTGTTTTAGCGTTTCCATTATTTAAAATGTCAACTCTGATTCTACTTTCAACGCCACTTGCAGGCCATTGACTAAATGTTAGAGTAAGACCACTACTTCCACCTGTAGTTACTGTTTGGTAATGTCCGTTTCTAACATCGATAAATGTTGGGCTAGTAATAGTGCCAATACCATAGTATGAATTATAGACATTATTAAATTCAGCATTTTCAATTAACTTACCGTTAAAATCGTTGTCGTCGTTTAATTTAGCAGTATTAGTTTGAAGCGTAGTAATCTCACTGGCCGCTGTAGTTAGTCCTAATTTAATGTAGGAAAAGTTATCTCTAAATCCCTGGCTGTTATTATCTTTACCTGCAATTGGGTAAGTTTCATCTATATTAGAATAATTGATTGCACTGGTCATGTTACGGTAGTCCTATCGTTTTTAAACACTAGATATTTATCTGCTGAATACCCCTCTACAGAATCTATTATGTAACGATCGATTACATAATCGATTTGTTTAAAATCGAAGTTTTTATTCTTGATATTTAACAGTATGTCATCCGCAGTTCCTGGTTTGCAGAAGCATAAAGGAACAGCAGGTATAAAATCTAATTCTTGTATTTGCCCATCTTGTATTGAGCGCATCCATAATGGCAGGTAGTGTCTATCTCTTAGACCTAATGCCTTAATTCTCTTACGCCATAGTGATATGCTATTTGGAAATTTATGTAGACTGTATGGATCACCTGCAAAAATATCAGATCGATCAATTGATACATCTAATGGCATAGGTCGTTGCCAGTATTGACTATCTATTGTAAATGGACCATTATAGTAAGATTCGTCTTGATCTACAGTAATAGCTTGACCATTTTCTACATATCCAGTTCTAATAAGTTGAGGCAAATATTTCCCGTCATGCTCTAAAGGATCTATAACATCAATGTATATTACTTCATACACTACGGTGTTAGTTCCAGGTAAAACAGCTTTAGCTTTCTTAATATTACCTAATGTAAATTTTTTCTTAGCATGATTAAGACCTATTGCCCCAACTACTTGTGCTGCTGATTTAGTCTCAATTCCTGCAAACACTAACATTTTAAGTTCAGTTTGCATACCAAAGTTTGGATCTTCAGGTCTATAAATTGATGTAATTGGAAATATAGTAGCGTCAGTAATAAAAGATCTAAAAAGATTTCTTTGACTTTGTTTTAAAAACGGCTTAACTAGCAAATTACTATACAATCGATCGTTTGGTGTACTGATATGTATTGTAAAATCTTTAGAAATTGCGCTGTATCCTGCAACATCCCTAGCCTCAACTGTAAATGTAAATGATCTATCTATAGTTGTTTCGCTGTCGTCTAAGATTAAATTATTACTATCAAAGGTAATTAAACCTGATCCAGGAGTAGATCCAAATTGATTTACCCTTCCAGTTATTTCGCCGTCTAGGTTAAGACTAAGGCCAGGCGGAAGTTGTCCAGCTGTTATTACATATATCAGTAACGAATTAGACAGCGTACTAGTTGCACTAATAGATAAACTGCTAATTAAGTTTGCTTCTATAGTTCCTAAGTTGCTGTCGGTATTCCATGTAATAATACTATCTAAGTCACCGATAATATCTACACTAAAAGTTCTTCTTGATCTAGCTGTTTCAGCAGTGTCACTAAATCTTAATGCACTAATAGTAAATTCATAACTTAGAGTAATTGCAGGCTGATAAGGAACAACTCCAAATACTTCAGCAGTTCCGGGGTCGAAGCTCATACCGGGTGGTATAATACTATCGGTGCCTAAATCAATGACAGTATTATTTGGAATGCCAATATTTAAAAAAGGAGTTACGGTTAATACGTATTCGGTGCTAGTTACTGTTTGCACATTTACTATTTTATAAACTGTGTCACTAGCATTAGGTACATAATTAGCTAGGCATATTTTGTGTCCAACAGTTGGTGCAGCCGATGCTGATTTTATTCTTATTTTGTTTTTGTTAACTCTATTTTCATTAGCAGATGTTGTGTATGCTGTTCCGGATGTTTTTGGATTTACTAAATCTAAAGAATATACAATAGGTCCTAAGTCTAGTCCGTCGTAAGTGTCTAATTTAAATGTTTGGTAATTATTAGCTCTTCTTACTCCTAAGTTTTTAGGAGTAGTCCAAATAGGTGATCTAACATAAGTAGTGTCTGCTGTAAACACACTGTTACCTGCACCTGCCGATAGTGCAATAGTGTCGGCTCTAAAAAAGTCATCACCTACAACATAAATTTTAAATGTTCTAGAAACTTCAGTATCACCATCAGTGACTATTACTCTAAATTCGTAGTATCGATTTAATTTTTTAGGTAGTTTTGAAGGTATACTGTAATCAAAAATTACAGAGTCAAACACATAAGTATCGTAACCATTAGTTGATCTATAACCAAAATCATAAGCAACTTTGTCATAAGTTGTAGTATCAAAACTTCCATCCCCTACATTTTCTGGAATGGCCAGTGCAGGCTGTATCCATCCTACAATTCTTCCAGTTTCTGTAAGCACTAGACCGGGAGGTAGTGAGCCACCATTTTTAGGTATAAAAAATTTAAGTGTTTGTCCTGCCGCAGTATCAAAATCTGTAGCACTTAGTTGAAAATCAATGTAACTGTTATCTAATACATAGTATTGATTAGGATTATAAACAGCTAAATCACCGGCTGGTGTTTGCCACTGCGGAGGGTCCGATCCTTCTACATTTATAAAAAATGTTCTATCTGCTATTTGGTTAGCATATTTTGCTCTAACAACAAATTCAAATGTAGTAGGTCTAGGTACTTCAAATGCTGATCCTGTTATTTTATCTTCGACTATTTTTAATCCAGGAGGTAAACGACCGGATATTACACTGAAACTTAAATTTGTACTATCGTCAAATCCGTTATTATAACTAACAGGCAAAGATAGGTCTATTAGAGACTTTTCTTGAATAGTCCCAAAAGAATAACCTGATCTTTCTGTCCAAATGTCTAGAGACATATTATAGTGTCCTTCTTACTCTTACCCTTGGATAAACTGCACCTGTCGTTGGTCTAGGTTTATAATTTAGTTTTGGAAAAGTATTTCCTGTACTACTTCTTTCTGAATAGTAGTATAAAAATAAATTTGCTGTGCCCTGTAGATCTTGGCCGTCGGCTGGCCCACCTGTTGTAGCAGTTAACTGTCCTGACTTTGCATATCCTAAAATATATTGTTTTGCTGCAACTTGATTCATATGAGGATAAACTTCTAGAGCACATGCAATTACACCACATACTTGAGGACTAGCCATGCTGGTACCACTGTATTTTCCTAAGAAATAACTACCACTTCTTGGATCATTTACACCGCTAGGCAATGAACTTATAATGTATGTTCCTGGAGCCCACAGGTCAACTCCTGTGCCGCAATCGCTATACAATACCTTTTGATCAATCTGAATAGTATCAACAGATCCTACACATATTGCAGGCAAATTATGTGTGCCGCCTGATATACTGTCATTGGCTGTTGGACTAGTTCCTCTCATATAGTAATAAGGACTACTAACACTGCCCGGATATCGTGTGCCCATTTCATATGTGTTATTCCAGTCAGGATCTCCAGGTAAACAATGTTTCCATCTTCCGTTACCTGCTGCTCCAGTCATAATAATTCCTTCAGCATACGCATCTTGAACGTCGGCATCACATGCTGACACTCTTGCTGGAATTCTCTGCCCAGCAATAAATCCCCAGTCATTAAGCTGTTGTGTAGTAAATCCACTACTGGTAGTTTTACGGTTATTTGCGCCCAACTGCAAATCAATCTGTGTAGGAGTAGCTTCATAGAATACCCATTCGCAAACCATTCCGGGGCTACCTAATGTACCAACTGTTGATGCATTGCCTTCTGTACGAACTCGATATGTTCTATTAGGCGCAATACCTTCTACACCATAATATATTCTCTGTACACTATTGTCAGCACATGACCACATGATTTTTGGCAAGTTTGGATTACTAGGACCAAGACTGCTATAGTTTGTTGATCCGCCACCAAATGTTACATAGTGATTAGTGCTGACATAAATTGTCGAATAACTAGTGCCTAAAAATGTTATATTAAAAGGCAAATTTAATGTCCAGTATCCGTCATCATTATTACCAACAGTTGGTGTAGTTGAGCTAGTTAGCGCACTGGCACCTAGTAATAAATTTGTAATGCTAGTTACACTGGCGGTGGCCGGTGTACTTTCAGTAACTACAGTTAAACTCATAGCAGTAGCAAATAAAGAACCTTCTGGTGCAGTTATAGTTGTTGTAAATTGAATTTTGTAAACTACATTATTTGGCAAGTTTAATGTGTTTGGTCTAATGTCAATTTCCAGTGTGCCACCATTTTGAGAAGTAACTGGTCCTTCGGAATACCTAGCAATTTCAACATCTACATTATTTAAAACAATAATTTCACCGGCTAGAGACATGTTTCCGGAAATAGCATCAATAGCTACATTGTGGATAAGATTTATGTCGGCTGGTCCTTGTACAGTTAATTCGTACAATGCATCGGGTTGAGACAGTACAGTTAGATATGCCTGCTGTCCTGTTTGACTCCATGTGCCGGGTTTAGTTAATATAGAACCTGTAGGTGGCGTATAAGGTCCTGTGGTGCTAATTCTGTTGCCAAAATTTTCTTCACCGAGTAGTGTAGCTAATCTAGTATTAGCGGTACATACTCCACTATATCCCGTATAAGTAGTTGCGCCAGCCGACGGCGTGTATCTTGTTCCTCTGTAGGTTACTGCGGTAATATCTGAAAAACTCCATTCGCTGGGGAAAATACTTTCTCCCCAGCTGTTGTTAACTATAGTTGGATTTTTACGTCCTGTTGCAGGGTTAATACTTTTGTTTCTATGAAATGCACGAATGTAATCAAACACGCGACTAAAGTTTCCAGTATTGCCTGCATCATAAAATATGTTATAAATGTTAGCGTCTCTAGCCCATCCTTGTGTATTACCTGCTACAGTACCTGCCACGTGAGTACTGTGACTACCTGTACCGTATGAATATGAGCCATTAGCACCTGCACCAATTTCTGTATTGTGTTGAAACCAATTATATTGTACAGTTCTGGTACCACCGGTTCCGTCAGCGTTCACAGCGAATTCTGGATGGTTCCATACAATACCGTTTTCATCACAAATTACAACGTCAACGTTTTTTCCAGTTTGTGTTAATGATATTGTTCCAGTTTGACTAGCAGTACCACTACCGTTTCCTTCGTAACCAGTGCCTCCCCATCCTGTTCGCTGTGATCCTTCTGTACATCTAAGCAATGCCCAGTTTTTCATAGTGTTACTGGTTGCATTTGATTTGTCCCAGCCGCTTGATGTTTGAGTAACACCTGATGTATTTGATTCTATATTATTTGTAAATTCTTCTTCAGATAAAATTTGTTCATCGTTGTCAAGATGAATACCTGCTCTTATACCTAATAAATGTGGGGCCAGTTCAACTGATAAGATTCTAGGATCGTTTTTTAATAGCTCTGCTTCCCACTCTGCTAGCAAATAATGTGTATTTCTACTAGTAGGCCTTCTGTCAATGCAGGCCACTGGTCTAGTCAATTCTAAACCAGCCGGCGCTTTTCCTTCAGTTTCAAGATCGTCGTAAATAGTTTCTAAATCTTGAAACTCTTTGACTGTAACAATATACTCTTTAGTTTTAATATATTCTGATATAGACATTTCATTATGCTTCTATTTTTATAGCTGTAATTGTTACTGTTACTGTGCTTGTGCTTCCTGATTTGTTTTTAACAGCAATTTGTACGTCTGTTGTTGGAACGCCTTCGTTGTTCCATCCTAACACACCCGGGCTCATTAATATAGTCTGACTACCTGTGGTGATCACTTCAGCAATAACTCCTGCGCCGGGTGCAGGATCAACTCCTTCTGCACGACTTGCATCAGCAGTTCTGCTGGCAGTGTCCGTATAAATTCTAACCCATGCAGCACGGTCAACTTGAATATTTAATAAGATATAACCTTTATAAACACTTGTAATTGTTGCATTTGTTGATGCTTGATCAGCAATGCTACTTGTAGTTACAGAAAATGTTGCTCTTGAACTTAGTGACGCTGATGCAGAAGTCCATGACAAACTTCCAGAACCGTCGGTTGTTAATATTTGACCGTTGGTTCCATCTGTAGCAGGCCACAGCATACCGTCAAGAGATATTCTACCTGTACCGTTGGCATTTAAGAATAAATTAGCATTAGAGTTAACACTGGCTAAACCGTTTTGGCTTAGTCTAACGTCACCAACAGTTAGTGTATTATCAGTTGGTAAAGAAATATTTTTAGTAGATAAAGAACCTAGATTGTCAACTTGCCATGTGCCTGCTGAACTCAAAGCAGCCCTAACACCGAATGAAGTACCGTTGTTTGTGCCAAACGTTAACTTTGTAGGCATTTTTCCAGCAGCTGGTATTCCATCTACTACAGCAGAAAGTGCTGCTCCCACCCAGTAAGTATTACCGTCATAGCCTGCAAATGTGATATCGATAATATCATCGCCTTGCTGAATAATTGTCGGACTGGCAAAAGTGCCACGACCTCTACTAAATGCAAAGTTGTTTCCATCTGCGGTAGAATGATTCTGTTGAAAAATAAACCCGTTTGCATTTGCATTATAATTTTGTCTAACTATAGTAACTGCACCGTCTATTCCTAAACTAGTATTACCAAATACTGTTCCTTGTGTAGGAGAAACATATAGTGTACCAGTCTTTTCAAAATCTCCTGTATTGTTTAACTTTAAAGTATTTTGAAAGTTTAATGTACCAGTTCCGTTAGGCAAAATGGTAATATTTCCATTACTACTGCTAGTAATAATTCTACCATTAACATCTAAAGGCCCACCTAGTTTAGGAGTAGTATCTGTTTCTATTGATGTTACAGGAGTACCGCCAGCAGTAATACCGTCACCTATATACATTTTTTTAGTATCAGTGGTATAAATTATTTCACCCTCAGCAGGGTTTATTGTTGTTCTTAAGGATTCTGTTCCTCTTCTTATTTGCAAAGCCATTAATATCTCCTAAACCTTAAAATGATCCTAAATCGAGATTAGTACTAGAGGGTGTAACAAAACTACCAAAATCTAAATCTCCAGGGCCACCACCGCCACTTACATTGCCTGGCCTCCAAAGACCTGAATCATAAATTAGTACTTGACCTTGAGTTGGTGCAGTTGGTGATACATTTGACAAACTACTTAAAGTATGATTAGATAAACTACTAACTGTACCTGTTACATCACCTGTGTATGATGTAGACGAAAGAGTAATGGTATTTGATGATGTTCTAGTTACAGTAATATTTGTTCCTGAAGCAAATTTTACTGAAGATAATAACCCATTAGATCCTGATAAATCTAAATTTGACCCTCCAGTTGTTGCTGTTGCAGAAATATCGTATGTTACTGAAAGTCCTGCCGGACTTGCTTCAATCCACGATGACCCGTAGTAGATATATAATTTTCCATCTACGGTGCTCCACCAAAGTTCACCCTCGTTAACTCCAGATGTTGGCGGAACAGATCCTACATTACATCCTGATACTGTACTGTATAATTCTATTAAGTTAGCATTAACTTTCTGAAACGCGGTACGTAGATCGTCGCCAGTACCGTCGTTAGCATAGGTTCCTAAGTTAATTGTCTGCAAAGCCATATTTCGCCCTCATTATAGTATATTTAGCTGGTTCGAACTTTTGCTAAACCTAGCATACTTAATATGCGTATATAAAACCACCCTATGTCAAATTCCCAAGATTTACGGCTGAATTTAGGACTTGCTGGGTCTAAGTGATGGTTGTTATGCAACTCTTCTCCGCCTATCAGTATGCCCCAAGGACTAACATTGCGGCTATGATCGTATGTGGATCCGTTGCGATAGCCCCACCAATGCCCAACACCATTAATAAAACCTGCGGCCCAGAACGGAATCCATATCATTTGGACGCCCCATATTAAAAGACCAGGCAGGCCAAAAAGAACAAGATCTATGA